TTAGTCCTTTACAGAATCCAGGTTAAACGCATGTACTAGCCCGGGGCTTGCGCCCCGGGCCGCCACATACGTGGAGGCATTACTGCCTCCGTCCAGCCACGTTTCGATCGTTCTCGGTGTGGCACCGAGTACTCCAGACCTCTGTCCGATATACCACCTTCCCCATTATGGGTCAGGCGGAGTATCGAATCTTGGAGGTGATACCATTCACCATTAGAGACACTAATATTAGTGCCGCCTACCAAGAGCAACCTCGTCTCCCACCTATGTAGCCTTTGATTAAATCTCAAAGACCTTTCATAGGTGAGGAGTTTACCGAAGTCGCAATCCTCGTATCGATATATTCCTTGGGCCAGAGGGTTATTGCTTAAAGGCAACAACCCAAAGTACCTAGAGACATGGCGGTACAGAGCATCAGAGGTCAGCCGAAAGCCTGCTTGTCCTAAGGCGCGAGCCAAAGAACAAACAGACAATGCTCCGGAAACAGCTCTGACATCTGTCTTCTTCAATCTATGAGGTGTAACATTGACGCCTTTGAAGGCGTCCACACCACAGGATTCTCGAAAGAACCCATGCCTAAATGTCTTGCCCGCATTGGGTACTAACCCAGCGCGGATCAAGGCATTAACAGCACCATCATAGTACTTAGAAGGAAACAGAATATCATCGCCGAAGACATAAACCTCACTACAGTTCACACCATAGCGAGATTTGATGCCAGCTTGAACCAAAGCGAAGAAAACTAGGCTCTGAACAGGGAAGCATAAAGCATTCCCCATCGAGGCCCATTTTTCTAAGCTAATGACACGGCCATCCAATAGTTTCACCTTGTTAGCGCGAGAACATGAGATGCGATCATATACGAAATCTCCAAAGAGATAACGTACCAGATCACAGCTTATGCGATCGCTAGCCTCCTTCAAATCCAAGGTACATAAGTCCCTTGTAGAGGAAGAAGCAAGTGCTAAGCCGCCATTCACTGTCTGGTCATTGAAGGTTATCCTTCCGTGACACGGAGAGCGAGGAGCAGTAATAGCACGCTCAAGGAGACCCCGACAACCTTGTTGAATCCAGATTGATTCAGAAGGGTGCACGCATATTAAGCGTGGACCCCGTGAATCTTTCGGGACAGCATCAAGTCTTGCGACTATATCGTCGCTCGATAAAAGCCTAGCCTGATCATGATCAACCTCGAGGTCCCTATTACTAGGAAGCCCGTGGAAGTACTCATAATAAGGATAGAACTTTTCTATGCCGGAGTAGATGGTCCTAAACTTACTCTTTGCATGTGGTTTGGCCGAGGGATAAACTGCCCCGGGCCCATGCGAAGGAAGAATAGAACTCCAGTCGATACGGTATATAACCTTACCGACTATTTGTCGTGCGGACGCGAATAGAGCGCGATCAGTTTCTCTAAAATAGAGATTCCAATCACGTATACTAGCATCCGTATTTTCAAAGGAAGCTTGCGCTTCTTTGAGTTGTTCATTTGTTGGTTCTAGCTCGATCTTATAGCAGAACAAGAGGAGCTGCCTAAGTAACTTGAGATATTTCCCATCCATTGAGGATAGGAACGAGTCCAGGAGAGGTTTAATCCACTCCGGGAATACGGGTAATTCACCCGTTCCCTCAAGAAACATAAGCAACTCTTTATCTAGCTTGGGTGCCGTTATAAGCATCCATTCATCAGTAATCTCATCAGGAGCGCCAAGTGGCACGCCTGACAATATACTAATGTCCGCTATCAGGCGACTATATATAGAAGTTACACATAGTGATAACCCCATAAGGGGCTGCCCGACTGCTGTTGTGTGTGTAGTATTCATATACTCTTAAGAGGCCATAAGGCTTATATTAAGATGTAGGAATACTGCGCGATACTCATAACTCTCGATTTCTCGAAAGTATGAGCCCCAATAACGAATGAATAGAGGCTCAAAAATAGGCTGTAGAAGTTTAACTTCTACATACCATATTTCGGCCTTCATCCACGTAGAATCCCAAACTTCAATGATAGGGTCGAGATCTCCATACTTGGCGGGCTTTTGAGCCCTGACACGCGCGACACTAGCCCAAAGGGCTAGATCGTGTAGTCTTTGGTCGAGTACGGATTTCACGAACTTCTCATCTGTCTGGTCAATAGGTGCACTAATTAACTTCATGATGGTTATATAACTAACATTTTGGTTGACTAGAACCTATTTACCAAGTCTTTCGACTAAGATAGATAGGAGCTACTATCCTAACAATGGATATTACTGTTCGCGGTTGGACAAGATCTCGCCTTCGAGATCCAAGCCACTCGTGTTAGTAGTTCCATGAAGCAGGTTTACCATCTGGGCCTCAAGGGCCGTGATGATAGCTGCCGTAACCAGGGGATCATCTGGGCGCGCGAGCACACAGTAGAAGCTAACGGGCCGGATTACTCCGTCCGTCATGGTCATATAGTGATCTAACCGAACTAGCGTACGCTTTCCCGAGACTTTCGTCTTCGAGTCTACGTAATCGCTGTGCTTAATAGACAGCTCAGTGGGCAAAGAAGCCCCCCGTGCAGTCTCTCGGCGCAAACTACCATCCGTTTTATCGGAGTAGATTAGTTTATAGGCTAGAGTACTAACCGTGATATCAGATGTCATGTGTGTAACAGTTGAACTGAACTATCGCTTAGCTTTCAGGTTCGCGGCCATCTGGCCGATCAGAGCAGCCGTGAGGCTGATCTGCTTCTTTCCAAACCTGCCACTCAAACCGACCGAAACGGCCGGCTGAATGACTTCTCTGGAGTAATAAGACAACACACTGTTAGCGATCTGGGTTCCGTCTACAGAAGACGTAAGGTTAGTTGCGTACCGCAGTTTATCAATCCTGCAAATACACGACCACTTACGGCTAATGCAGGCATCTGTGACCTTCTTGGTAGATCCCGTGAGGGAATTATCAATAGAGTTCAGAACCCCAGACAAGTCGAGAAACCAGTCAACTACGAAGGAGAATGGAATTCTCTCCCATAGGAAACTAGCGGGGCCTGATGCCCCGAACCTTGACACCAAATTATCCAAAGTCTGGAAAGACTTTGTTTGATATTGGTGATTTCGGATTCCTCGTATGCTACAAATCTTCTTGGGCTTAGAGGTATCATATATATGACCCACGGTCCAGAACTTACTTGTATCATTACTTGTCCCGTAATCATAAGGCAGTGGGTACAAAGGATTGCCGGCATTAATACCGACAATTGTACCATCACAGCTTCTATGGACAGTAATTTCCTGCCCAGCCTTCCGTATGACCGCATCGAGACGTTTACGATAAGTAGACGTCGCTCTGCTAATCTTCCGGAAATCGGCGATTAAGGGGGCTACACCAAAGGAATAGTACAGATATCCGTTTGAGATAAAGGACAAGATGCCCTTTGCCTTAGCGGCCGTCATGTACTGTCGGATGTTCTTCTTGGATAAGTAGCCCACATTTCGTGCATCGATAATTTTTCGATACAAGTCTTGTGTGCCGGTTACTAGCTGGGGAGCCTCGACTACGTTTAACAAGGTATCAACCTCGTTTTCGTCATAAAAGGCATCCAACGTTGACCTGATAAGAACATCATCCTCTACATCATAACTAGTGGTGATATGTTGCGGGCCCATAAAGAGCCCGTTTCCATACCCCCAAATATCCCAGAAGCAGTATGCGCCATTGCTGGCGTACACATTGCCCGACGCGGTAAGGGTCTCGGTAGCTACGTTAGAACGTATCTGCCTAGTCTTCTCGTGATGGACAGCTTTAAAACGACGACCAGGACGGTCGTCATCTGAGATAGATTCCGACAGCGTATCAACGTGCATAACTTGGACCGCATTTCTTAAGAAGGGAGATCCCCCATTAAGAGTACGGAAAAAGTTCGACACAGTGAACGCCGGCGGAGTTATAGTTTGTTGTGATCTTGTTCGCATATGTATTGTCAGACGGAAGCGCCTCCAGG